TGGCCCACGACACAGGGCGCTCGACAATTGGAATACGGCGTTTTGCGAGTAGCAGACCTTTTTTAACAGGAGTGAATGAGCATGGTCAATGAGAGTCAAGAGCTAGGTTGGCTAAGAGCTACCCCAGACTGGACAGGTCGGGTATCTCGGGGTCATCCTATGGTCAAAACAAAAGTAAAGAGAAGTCAATGATGATTCACTATCACGGATTACCAATAACACCAACGACTGTTTGTAACCATGCAATACAAGCGGGTCATGCCTTTATTTCATTTGCACACTCTGAACAGTTATCCACAGCGGTAGATGTAGCCCAGTCTTTTGCAATAGACAATGGGGCGTTTTCAGCATGGATGAGTGGCAATCCTGTGACTGACTGGCGACCTTTTTACGAATGGGCCGCAGAGTGTCAAAAAATCCCATCATGCGATTTTGCGGTTATCCCTGATGTGATTGATGGCACAGAGGAAGAAAACGATGCCATGCTTGATTCTTGCCCTTTGCCTAACTGGTTTTCTGCTCCTGTATGGCACATGAATGAGTCAACAGATCGTTTGCTTAGACTTGCAAACGCCTATCCACGGGTATGCCTTGGAAGTGCTGGTGAGTTTTCTGAAATTGGCACTTTTCATTGGTGGTCAAAGATTGGTGAAGCCATGAGAGCCATTTGCGATGAAAAGGGTAGACCAATGTGCAAGTTGCATGGTCTTAGGATGCTTGACCCTGCTATTTTCACAAAATTGCCTTTGGCATCGGCTGACTCAACAAACATTGCTCGTAATGTTGGTCAGGATGGCAAGTGGAAGGCTGGAAACTATCTTCCTCCTACAAAAGAGGCAAGGGCACAAGTTATGAGAGCGAGAATTGAAGCTCACAATGCGCCTCCATCATGGGGCTTTCATCAAGTCGAACAAGGAATGTTGCTATGAACAGATATACATACAAGTTTCATTCAGTATGCCCAGTTAACAAGAAAAAGATAAGCTACAAACTGGTGATTGAAACGACATATTTATTGATGGTTGAAGAACTAATGGCGTTTCTTGATAAGAATCATACAGAATCCTACCATGAAGATATTGCTGATCAAGTATTTGAAGCATTCGGTGGAAGTCAATATTTGGTGGCCAATCATCATGGTGTGTTAATTGAAACCTGGAGAAAGTAATGTATCCATTGATTTTTATAAGTGCCTTGGTTGCTGCAAATTTGTCAGTTGCCATGTTTGGGCCTTGGGTGAGTCCAATCAATGCTTTTTTGCTGATTGGTCTTGATTTGTCGTTGCGTGACAAGTTGCATGATCGGTGGAATGGCGACCCAGTGAAGATTGGTTCTCTGATTGGTATTGCTGGACTTGTTAGTTTCCTCATAAACCCTGCCAGTGGAATGATTGCGATTGCAAGCGTCTGTGCCTTTTGTGCCAGTATGGTTGTTGATTCGCTCGTCTACCAAAAAATGAAACAACATCCTTGGTTTACAAGAGCAAATACAAGCAACATGGCTGGGGCGGCAACTGATTCATTGATATTTCCGACAATTGCTTTTGGAGGGTTTCTTTGGCATATTGTGTTGCTTCAATTCACTGCAAAGGTGATTGGAGGTTTGGTTTGGTGTTTTCTTTTCAATAGGAGTCAAAAAAATGTTGTTTCAGAGTCAATTCGATAAGTTCTGGCAAGCATGGCCTAGTTCACCAAGGAAAGGGGCGAAGTCTGAGTGCAAGAAGAAGTGGGACAAACTTGGGTGTGATGGTGAGATTGACCAGATCATCAAGCACATAGAATGGTTAAAGACCACAGACCAGTGGATAAGGGGCAATGGGTCATTCATACCCGCCCCTTTGGTCTACCTCAATCAAAAGCGATGGGATGGTGCTGAAGTGCCTGAAATGAAGCCTATAACGGCTAAAGACGACACCCTGATCAAACTGGAAGAAAGCAGAAAAGCAGCCGTTCCTATGCCTGAAGACATACGGCAAAGGCTGGCGCTGTTAAGGCAAAGAGCATGACACCTGAACAAGCAAAACGAATCCTTGATGAACACAAAGAAACTGGCTCCCATTCGGTTCTCACAGTCACCAGAGCATTGTGGACAAGCGGAGATTTATGTGGAGTGGATGGACACTTGCTTGAGGCTGGCGAGGAACCCATCTTGGAAGGAGTGGGTGTGGGGTCAAGTGAAAGAGCTGGACTCTGACACATCAGGACTGTTTACAGGCTTCAAAGACGAGTTTTTAACAAGAGTGAAAGAGGTCAAGAATGAATCCATTTCAGATCAATGAACCCACTTGCATCAGTTTCTCTGGTGGCAGGACAAGCGCCTATATGCTTTGGCGAGTGCTTGAAGCTCATGGTGGGAAGTTGCCAGAAGATGCGGTGGTCTGCTTTGCCAACACAGGCAAGGAAGATGAAGCAACGCTGAAGTTTGTCCATGACTGCGAAACAAATTGGAATGTTCCGATTGTGTGGCTTGAGTTTGCTATGCACGAAGAAACTTCAAAGCGTTTCAAGGTGGTTAACTATCAAACAGCAAGCCGTAATGGTGAGCCGTTTGAAGAAGTCATTAAGATGAAAAACTATCTTCCAAACCCTGTGACTAGGTTTTGCACCATTGAGATGAAAATAAGGACGATTTCAAACTATCTTCACTCTATCGGAATGACAGAAACTAGAAGTCATGGGGAAACGATGTCTTGGGTTGGGATTCGTGCTGACGAACCAAGAAGGCTTGCAAAGATTGGCAGAGATAGAGCGCCTCTTGCCGCCGCTGGAGTGACAAAGGAAACAGTAGGCGCGTTTTGGAGAAACCAGCCGTTTGATTTAGGCTTGCCAAACATCAATGGAGTGACATATCACGGAAACTGCGATTTATGCTTTCTGAAAGGCCAAAGCCAGATATTTAGCCTTATCAGGGAAAAGCCTGAAAGAGCGATTTGGTGGGCAAAAATGGAAAAAGATTCCAAGGCCAGCAAATCATCTGGTGATGTTTTCAGGCAAGATCGACCATCCTATGCTGAGATGCTGAAGTTTTCCAAAGAACAGACGGATATGTTCATGGGTGAAGATGAAGCAATAGCCTGCTTTTGTGGAGACTGATATGGTTTACTGCGGCTGCGACCCTGGTTTGCTCAGTGGTGCTATCGGTGTCTTAGACCAACATGGCAACTACCTGCAGGCATGGTTCATCGAACACCAGGACAAACGTATCCTGCCCATCGTCTTTAAAAACGCCTTGCTGAAGGCCATAGACCCCAAGGAAGGGGCGCAAATATGCATCGAGAGCGTTCACTCTATGCCTGGGCAGGGAATAGCCTCCACAGCCCGTTTTATGCGGGCCGTAGGGGTGATTGAAGCGGTATGCGAGTTAACCCGCTACCCTGTCCACTTTGTCAGCCCCCAAGCATGGAAAAAATACTGGGGTTTGACCAGCAACAAGGATGAAAGCCTAGATGTGGCAAGGATGATGTGGCCCGAAGCACCATTGAAGCGGAAAAAAGACCATGGCGTGGCTGAGGCGTTGCTGATCGCCGATTACTGGCGGCAAATTCATACAGGTGTTAAGCGTGAAAAAGCAAATCCACCCCTTTGTTGATGAAACTGACCTGCACATCCTGCTGACCCTGGGCAACGGAAACATGACGGAAGGGGTCAGAGTGTGTGTTGCATGGGCGCAACACTTCTATAACATTGGCCTGCGTGATGACCTAAATTTAGACCATATCGGGCTTGCGGTTCGGGTCAAGCCTGAATTAACGCTAGATTGGGAGGATTGGGAAGCCCTTAAAAATGCCCACAGAACCGATTTAAACGGCTTTTGGGACGATTTCGGGGATGGTGCAACCCAGATTGAAGGGTAAAGGCACTCATGGGCTGATTTATGGGGTCTGCTGAGGGCGAAAAAAAGCCCCTAAAGAGGGGCAAGCCTTGGGGAAGGTTAGTAGGCGTTTACTTACGTCTAAAAATGATTCTTAGGATAAGGGCCAGGGATGCGTAAATCATGAACTAGCCTTTTCGGTTTAGTGTGTTATCAATGATTCTGGCTATGTTGTCCCTGTCATGGGTCAACATTTGGCCTAGTGCATTCAAGATAACCGATTGCAAATGTTCATCTTCAGACCTTTGGCTTTCAGCGTTGCCATTCAATTGCTCATCCCAGCAATATCCATGCACCTGCGTGATTATTTTTAGGTCTGGCATTGATAAGCGATCAATGTATGCTTTCAGAATTTTGGCGTGTTCGGATACATTCATGACCTGCCCCTTATGCGTATGCTGTCCAGTGGGACGATGCAAGCACGATTACCCATGATGCGGTGCGAAGTAAGCTGCTCATGGCTTAACCCCTATAAAACAGAAAGAAAGCCAACATTAGGCCAACGGCCACGGCGGTGAGAATGTCAAGGATAGTGTGTTTCATGGTGACACCTATTTGAGTGATGCCCGCCGAAGCGGGCGGATTGTTTAAACGGTTTGCATTTCGCCGTGATCGGGGCAATGCGGCGCACCCATGTCAGCGAGCCATTTTCCTGCGACACGCACGGTGTAACCGCATTGATCGCAAACGCACTTTAACATTCTTGTCGTTTGCTTTTTAATGGCATTGGCGGGAATAAGGTCAGCATGAGGATAAACACCAATTCGATCAATTACTGGTGTTGCCCATTGTTTAAACGATTCGCCTGCGACAGTAGCAGTCATTTTGCCTTCCAATCCAATAGCAGTAGCGGTGCGTTTAAACAGTTTGCCGTGTCCATCGCCAGGGTGACAAGCATGAATCAGCTCATGGGCGAGAATGTCCAACACTCTCATGCTGTCGCTGATCGTGGGTGAAATGAAAATCTCAGCGTGTTTGTCAGCACTTGCACGGGCGTTCCAACATTCGCCAATTCGCCGATTCTTGGCGCTGAGTGCTGATTTTGAGGGAAAGCCGCAAGATGCACGAACTAGATCGGGTGCAATAACGCCGTGCTGTTTAAACAATGTCCTCAGCTCAGCCATTGCACTATTGAGCCATTGTTCTCTTGTCATTTTATCCATGATTTACGCCTCTTGATCTGGCCCAGGAATCTGAACCATTGGGAACAATTCTACATTGAAAACGCACATTGTCAACACTTTTTATCATTGTATTTTTTAATCGTTGCTAGCACATTGATAGCATCACGCTAGCATCATCATCCCCACTAACTTAACATAATATCGAACATGTAACACTTATGTGATAGTTAACTTAAATGGTGGTAATTCGGCATGGATTTTGCGGATTACTTAACAAAAAGTAAATTATCACCAGAGTGTTGATCTGATGACAATTCCATCG